TGCAGCATCTACTACTTCAAACATTGATGCTTATCTTGTTTATAGTTCAATTGATGGAAGTGATTATGGTTTGATTTCTATTGTACCACCTGATGACTTTGCTGCTTCAATGAGCATTATTGATAATTCATTTGATGAAACAGGGACACAAGCATATCGCGTATATGCAGTGAAATATGGTATTCTATCAAGTGCTACTACAGCGAGTGTTTCTTATACAGTTTCTTCTGCTGAACCTACGACGATGAGTGTCGTAAACCTTAACAACGCTTATTATGTACAATGGAATCCACCAAGTTCTAATGCAAGATTTGTCACAGCATATAATGTTTATAAACATGAGCATGCGACACAAAGTAGCTTGAGTAGGAGTTCAGCATCTTTAATTTATTCTGGAATGAACACAAACTATATGTATCAGATTAGCGGAACTAATAATAATAACTTCCACCAATTTTGGGTAGAAACAACTATAGCATAAGATGGAATACGATTTGGAACATTGGCAAGAAATCAAGAGCCAACGAGAAGAGGATTTGAGTTTAGAAATGTTGAGAGATGAGGATGATTATCTTATAAATCTTTTAAAAGAATCATTGTCCGAAGCTGAGTTAAAAATAGAACAACTTACTGATGTCTAAATTTAAACATGAAGTATTAGAACGAGGAGATATAATCTCTATCGTAGGTGCTGGCCAAACTGATTACGGTCAATACAGGCATATCTTACCTCTTTTTAAAGGGGGACACGATAATACAACTGTTGATAGTAGTAGCGGTGATTATGATGGAGGTGATCGTGTAATTGGATTTCCTAATGGTATAGAAATAGACGGTGATCTTATTTTTACTGTTGGTTGGGGAGATGGATTCGCTGTTCGTCGATTAAACAATGATGGTACATTAACTAAAATTTATCACGATAATAATTTCTTGTACCGTGATACTACAAGCACATATAACCACCTGCAAAGTGTAGCTATTGACAAAGTAAATAAGAAAGGCGTTGTAATGACCTACAATGTCTATGGTTACACTACATTTGATTATAGTGGTTGTGTGGATGGTGGTACTACTTTTGTTAAAGATGCTAGACCTACGCACACTAATCCAACAGATTTTATTGACCCATCTGGAACTAACTCGCGAGCTGATGGGTATGTGAGAAGAGTAGGAACTTCTTATACTTCAGGATTAGCTGCTGCTGGAGAGTGGATTTACGCAGGAGAGCATGACACTAGACATTACAAAAGAATTCCTAGAAGAAACCTAAGAACAGGAGCGCAAGAGTTTATAGGTAATAGTTCAGGAACAGGTGATCTAAAATCTGGATCAGCCACAATAGATAGAAGTGGGTATAGATATTGTTTGTTTTACGACGAAGTGAATGATAGAATGTTTTGTTTCCCCTTCTATAACGGCAACTTCATTGTTGTATATGATGCTTCTACTGCTAATCCTGAGTTAGTATGGTGTGATATTGCAGATGCAGGTCATGGCGATGATGGTTACGAGCAAGGATTACATATACCTGATCCTTCAGGTTCTCCAAATAGAATGTGGATAGGTGGCAGCAGTCGTATTTTAGATATAGATATAACGCCGTGTTTAACTGGTAGCGCACCAACAGTACATAATGTCATTTATATGTCAGCTCTTGATTCGTATTCAAATCACTTTAGATTCGGAACCAAGTATCAAAAAACTAGTGGAACTCCAATGGACAAGGTTCCGGGATATACTGATATGATTCACATTCAGTCTGATCGTGGTTATTTCGAGGCAAGAGGATGGATAGATACAGATAACAACCACGCTTCCGTTTTCTCCAGAAGATCTAACATAACAGAAGATACCTCAACTGGTGGTAGAGGTAGAAGTATTGATACAGATTATGGACAACCTATGATTCTCATGGAGTCTGCTAATGGTAGTAAATACTGGATACACACTGGTTATAGCGGGTCTGATGGGCATAGATTCCATACTTATGCAGAGAGCGTAAAGCCAATGGAGCTAATAGGAAACTGGGAGATTGTTTATGGAACTTATACTTTGGAAAACAGCGCGAGTGTTGATTCGGTTTTTTTATCAAATGTGGATAAGTTTAATATTCCAAGCAGTTGTTCACTAACAGTATATGTTTCCAACAATAATGGATCAACTTGGGAAACTTACAATTTAGCATCTACGACTGCTCATGCATTTACATCATCAGGAACACAACTTAGAGTTAAGCTCTCTGCTTCAGGCCATCCTAATAAGGCTCCTTACTATGACGGTACGGAAGGTCATTTGACAGTAAGTTATTGCTCACTTCATGCAGCAGCAAAAGACTCCAACATTAAATTTAAGATAAATAGAAAAAGGTTAAGGCACTAATATCATGGCAACAGTAACTTCATCAAAAAGACAACTAACACACACCTCTAATACTTACGAAAGTAATGGAGATGTTACTATAGGAGGTAACCTGAATATCAATGGTACTACTACGACTATTGATACAGCTAACCTATTAGTTGAGGATAAGAATATAATTATCGGTGATGTGTCATCTCCTACTGATAGTACAGCAGACGGTGGTGGAATTACCTTGAAAGGAGCTACAGATAAAACGATTAACTGGGTTAACTCGACAGATTCTTGGACATCTAATCAGAAATTCTCTGCTCCCAGTTTAACATTAACAGGTTTAACCACTTCTTCAGAAACAACTGCTTTGCTTATTAACGCTAGTAATCAGGTTGTTAAAAGGACTCTTGGGTCTAATGCATTTAATAGTACTTCATTTTTAACTGGAAACCAAACTATTACATTAAGTGGCGATGTAAGTGGGTCAGGAACGACTTCAATTTCAGTTACGGTTGCTGACGATTCACACAATCACGTTATCTCTAATGTTGATGGTTTGCAGTCTGCATTAAATGGTAAGTTGAGTACATCAGGTAAGGCTGCGGATTCGGAACTTCTTGATGGTATTAATAGTACGAGTTTTGCACGGACTGACGCTGCGGATACATTTAGCCAAAGAATTCGTTTTGATAATTGTAGTACCAACAACCATGACAATATGGCAGTTAGCACCCAGAATCTGGGTGGGCTTGAAGTTTTCAACAGTGGATCAGGCAATGACGCTTTTATGGCTTTCCATACTTCTAGTGACTATGCCGTGTATTTTGGATTAGACGCAGATAGCAACAAATTATCTGTAGGTGGTTGGTCATTGGGAGCTAATAAGTATGAGATTTATCATTCTGGAAATAAACCCTCTCTGGCTACACTAGGTTATACTGGAGCGACTAACGCTAACTATATAACCAACAATAACCAGCTTACCAACGGTGCTAATTATATTACTGGAAACCAAACTATCACATTAAGCGGTGATGTAAGCGGGTCAGGAACGACTTCAATTTCAGTTACGATTGCTGACGACTCTCATAATCACATTATCTCTAATGTTGATGGGTTACAAAGTGCGCTAGACGGAAAGGCTACAGCAGGTGATGAAAACATCATTGATGGCGCAGCATCTATTTGGAATGCTGATGGTGATGGTGATGTATTTGATTATAACGATTCAAACCCAACACATAATGGCAAATCAACTGGAGCTGTACTTAACATTCGTGGAGACGGTACTAATGATCATTCGCTTGTAAGAGCAGGTATATTCACATCTAATCACGTTTCTACTGCTAATGGATATTATGTTGGAACCCTTTTAGGAACATCTAATTCTACTACTACGCAGGTAATTAATGGTTCTGGTGAATGGACAGGAAGTGTTATTCCTGCTGCAAAGCTTAGTACGGCGACTACACAATCCTCAAGCGAGAATAGCACCAAGATAGCAACGACTGCTTATGTAAAATCTCAAGGTTATGTAACATCAAGCGGGAATACTGTTATCGGAACCGATTCTGATATTAACACATCTGGTGCTACTGTCATTGATCAGTTGAATATGACAGATGGCGTGATCCAATCACACAGCACACGGACCCTGACCCTCGCCAACCTTGGTTACACTGGAGCCACTAACGCTAACTATATAACCAACAATAACCAACTTACCAACGGTGCTAGTTACTTAACAACATCAGGTAAAGCTGCTGATTCACAAAAGCTTGATGGTATTGATTCTCTTAGATTTCCTTATGCTCTTACTGGAACTTTAGGAAGCACAAATACATTTGTTACTGATGGTGGGATAGGGGCCGATAATATCACACGTTCGATGTTCTACAGGGACAACGGTAACCAGTTTGGAACTATTGGATTCAATGCACAACACGCCACCTCCACAGGTTATTCTTGGCAGATGGCTAGCACTAGCTATTCCGATGCTTCGGCTATTCAAGCACGAGTTAAAAACAATGGAACTTGGTCAAGCCCTGTAACAATTTGGAATAGTGGCAACGATGGATCTGGTTCTGGGTTAGATGCTGATACACTTGATGGGCTACAACTAAATAGCGATGATAGGAATGACAGCGCAAATGTAGTGTGTAGAACGCAGGGTAATGGGTATGCTTATTTTGGCTGGATAAACACAACATCAGGTAATAATAGCACTACAGCTATAAGTAGAATCTATGCATCCCATGATGGTTTTATTCGCTACTATACACCTGCGAACTTTGGAGCGCAGATTGGCTCTCATATTAGTTATAATGATTTAACTAATAAACCATCAATTCCATCACTCTCAGGATATGCAACAGAATCATATGTAGGAACACAGATATCTAATCTAGTTAATGGTGCGCCAGCAGCGTTGGATACACTTAATGAGTTGGCAGCAGCAATTGATGATAATGCAAGTTACGCTGCGTCTATCACTACTGCATTGGCTGGGAAGCAGGTAGCAGGAACATACAATACCATTATCGGAACCGATTCTGACATCAATACGTCTGGGGCTACGGTTATAGATCAGTTGAATATGACAGATGGTGTGATCCAATCACACAGCACACGAACACTGACACTTGGAGATCTTGGTTATACTGGAGCCACTAACGCAAACAACTACTCATTGCCAGCAGGATCTAGTTCGACACGGGGTGGTTTCAAGATTGGATATACTGAGAGCGGTAAATATTACCCCGTTGAAGTCGATTCTTCAGAGAAGATGTTTGTTAATGTTCCTTGGACTGATACAAACACTAACACAACCTACTCTGCTGGGACGGGGATCACGTTAAGCGGAACTACGTTTTCTCTTACGGATACAGCTTCGAAGGCAAACCTAAGTGGGGCAACCTTCACTGGTGATGTTACAATTGGTAATGGATCTGCTGACACGAACCTTCACATTAAAAAATCGGATAATAATGTTTCTGATCATATTGTTTTCTATAACGGAACAACTCGTGTTGGTGAGATTGGGGTTGAAGATACAACTTGGTTGAGAATTAACCAAGAGACAGCTAAAAATATTTATACCCCACGATATATTCGTGCTGATGGTGGGTTCTTTGTTGATGGATCATCTAAAGGCATTAATGGTTCTGGGAACTTTGTTGGAGGTACAATTACTGGAGCGAGTGATGCGAATGTTTCCAACTGGAATACCGCATATGGATGGGGGAACCACGCTTCTGCTGGTTATGTCACTTCAAACACTCAACTTTCGACTGAGCAAGTTCAAGACGCTGTAGGCGCGATGCTTTCAGGCAACACTGAAAGTGGGATTACAGTAACCTACGATGATACCAATAATGAGATTGACTTCACAGTTGCATCTCAGACTGACCAGAACTTCACTACCGCATTAAAATCTAAGTTAGACGGTATCGCTACTAGTGCTAACAACTATTCGTTGCCACTTTCCTCCAGTTCGACACGAGGTGGAGTTAAGATTGGGTTCACCGAAAGTGGTAAAAATTATCCAGTAGAACTTGATTCGTCGGAGAAGATGTTTGTTAACGTACCTTGGACAGACAACAATACAACTTACTCAGTAGGAGATGGTGGATTAACTCAAAAAAACTTTACGTCTACGCTTAAGACTAAGTTAGATGGTATTGCAACTGGTGCTACAGCTAATACTGGAACACTTACCTCTGTCGGTTTATCGGTCGGAACTGGTCTAGATGGGGGAGGAACTGTTACTGGCTCCAGCGGTAGCTTTAATTCTATCACATTAGATCTATCAGAACTAACTGATATGACTGGTGGTATTGACCCATCTGTTGACGAAATCATTCTTCTTGATAATGGTGCTGAAAGAAGAAAGCGATTCGCTGAAATTTTTGGGTCTAATGCTTATAACTCTACTACGATTCCTACTAATAACAACCAGCTTACTAACGGTGCTGGGTATGTAACCTCAAGTGGTAACACAATTATCGGAACAGACTCTGACATCAATACGTCTGGGGCTACGGTTATAGATCAGTTAAATATGACAGATGGGGTGATAACCTCACATTCTACAAGGACAATAACCCTTGCAAACCTTGGTTATACTGGAGCAACTAACGCTAACAACTATTCGTTACCACTTTCTTCTAGTTCGACACGAGGTGGTGTTAAGATTGGGTATACCGAAAGTGGTAAAAATTATCCAGTCGAACTTGATTCGTCGGAGAAAATGTTTGTTAATGTCCCTTGGACTGATACAAATACCGATACAAATACGACATACTCCGCTGGTAGAGGTCTAGATCTTAGCGGGACTGAATTCCAATTAGAGACTGATCTCCGAGATAGTATTAGTTATATTGGTTACGATAGTAATGATTACATTCAGTGGTCAAATAACAGTTCTGTTAGAGCGGTAGTCGCAGGGACACAAAGATTTATTGTTGGTACTTCTGGTATTGATGTTACAGGAAATGCTACTGCTGACACTTTTAGAACTGACACTAATAATGTTAATTATAATTTAATTACACGGAACCATAGTAGTAACACCCTATATGTTCAAGCTGCTCAATCGAATAGCACACAAGGCATCGCTTCATTTAGGTATGGTAGTACCGCAGCAGCACAAGGAACTGAGGTTCTAGCGGTGAGAAGAAATTCTAGCTACTTTGCTAATACTAAATTAGGAATTGGCACTACTAATCCGAGTACAGCTCTTGATGTGAGCGGGACTATTCACCAGACAATATACAATGCGACTAGCTTGCCGTCTGCTTATCCAGCAGGTCAGAGGGCATTTGCTTACAGCTTCTATCCTTTAGCGACTTCTCACGGATCTGTTGTAAGTACAAACGGTAGTTATGTAGTACCAGTTTACTCTGACGGTTCTTCGTGGAGAGCAGGTTAATATTGAAAATAAAATCAAAGAAACTATAATATATTATGCCAATTACAAAAGAAACACCATTAGTGATCCCAGCAAAAGCAGAGAAAACTCTCCCGCATACATGGGTATCAGAGCTTGTTGTTAATGCTCCTAATGCCTCAGATGGTTATATGAGCTTAAAGCTTACTGCATTTGATTCAGATTCTGATGAAGATCCAAGTTCTGAAAATTCAGAAATACTTCATTTAGACTTTTGGGAAGTTGTCGCTAACGTTCCAGAAGCAGCTACTGCTATGCAATCTGTATTTGATGCGATACCAGCTATTGAATCATACTATAAAGAAGGAATATTAGAAGAAGCTCCTATAGAAGAAGATGCCGAAGAAGTCGAAGGTGATTAACTATTATTTTATGGTTTGCGAAGCTCTTCATGAGAAGAGAACTAAACCATTGTATAATACTGTCATTAAAAGAATCAAAGATTGTGAAGATAATTTTTATCTTTTGGGAGGAGTTGAAGCAATTGATGAAATTCCAGTAATAAAGGTTTGCGATCTTGATGACTACCATTCTTGTGTTGAAAAAATAGAATCAGTATTTAAGAAAGATTGGTGTGATGCTGATTGGCACATAATTTGTGACGATGATACTTTCATCCACACTGAGAATTTAAATTTATTTATAAGTAAATTGCCCGAAGATAATTTGAGAATATATTGCTCCCAGCTTTACGAAGATAGCGTTGGTATATTCGGAGGGGCTGGCATTTTAATGAATGATAAAACTTTTAAATTGATCAAGAAATTTGTAAAAGAAAATGGATGGAAAGAAAATAGACATTTTCAAAGTCATTCTGACATAGCATTGTCGCAAATGTGTTATCGTTTAAATAGGAAGCTAAAAGCTGCGAATAAAAAAAATGATAAAATATATGTTGTTAACCCCAAGCCAATGTATTCTTTTAATAATGATACAATGAAAAAAAGTCAAAAGTTAATCAATATAAAGAAAGATCTTATCACCGCACACATTAAAGATATGCAATATATCTGGACTGACTTTAATGAACAAGAATGCCCTTACCAATCGTTAGAAAATGCCTTTTGTAGATAGTGATAAAACATTTGCCTTTGTGCATATTCCAAAATGTGGAGGTAGATCTATTAAAAAAGTTTTTAATATTACAAAGCATAACCACTATGGGATATCTGAACTGGGGTTCAATCCTACTGATTACTGCCCTAACTTATCTGTAGATGATTTGTTTAAATTTGCGTTTGTCCGTAACCCTTGGGATAAATTTGTCAGTGCATATGAATACCTCAAAAGAGGGGGAATACCTCGTTATGACAGACCTAAAACACTAGCGATTAAACAAGAATATCCAAAGTTCAAGGATTTTATACTTGCGAAACATGTTTGGGAACAATGGATTTTTTTCAAACCACAATTAGATTTCATTACTGTAGACGGATCAATTAAAACAGATTTTGTGGGTAGGTTTGAAAATTTTCAAAATGATTTTGATTTTGTTTGTGATCAAGTCGATACTCCTAGAGTAAAACTTCCTCATGTAAACGCAACAAAACACGCTCATTATACTGAATATTATGATGATCAATTGATAAAGGTTATTGAGAGAACTTTTTCAGAGGATATAGAAACGTTTAAATACAGATTTGGCGATTAATGGTTACTTTTATTATATGTGTTAAACATTACGAAAACTGTCATTCATACAATGATACTTGGGATTTATTAGAAAATACTTTAGTTTCTGTTTTCGGTCAGCTAGATAAAAGATTTGAGGTTATAGTGGTTTCGAATAAGACATTAAATGAATTCCCAGATAATCCCAAAATTAAAGACATAAAGTTTGTAGAAGTTGATTGGCTCCCTCCATCATTATCCAATGCTTGGCAAATAGGTACTCAAGTAAGTGTCGATGATGGGATGCGCCAAATTAGATTAGATAGAGGTACTAAATATATTTTGGCTTTAAATGAAGTTGATGATGATAATTACGTTATGTTTGTTGATGCGGACGACTTCATACATAGAGATTTAGTTAGAACTATTCATAATTCAAACAAAGATTTTTTAAGAATAAATAAAGGTTTTAAAATGGGTATAGACGATACGTTTAAACGTGTTGGTGATTTTAATAAAAGATGTGGCACTTGTAATATAACTAAAGCAAGCATACTTAAAAAACAAATTGATTTTAAAAATGTCAATCTAAGTTCATGCCAGAATACTATAATCAAATCTACACAAAATTATTATTTGATAAAAGTTATCGGATCTCATGCATTGTCATGGGACTATTTTAACCATAAAGGTTATGAAGGTGGGGATATTGAGTTTAGAGCAGCGATATACAACTGCTCTCATAATGAGCAACACTCAGGTAAAGCTAATTTAAAGTACTCTCAGGAAATTAGTAAGAGTATGAGATTGCATTTTAACATATGAAGTTTGCTATTGTTGGTTGCGGTTTAAGTGGGATAACAAGTGCGCGATTGCTAAAAGATCAAGGGCATGAAGTCCAGATTTTTGAATCTCGCAATCATATTGGAGGCAACTGCTATGACAGTAATGTGTGTGGAACTATCATGCATAACTATGGTCCTCATATTTTCCATACTGATGATGAAGAGGTTTTTAAATTTTTGTCTAAATATACAGAATGGACCCCGTTACATTACAGACCAATAGGTCGTACAATAATTGGAGATATACCTCTTCCTTATAGCGATAAAGGTTGTGAGGAGGCTATTGGATTTAAACTTACAGAACAAGAAGTTGTTGATCTTGTCTTTTGTGATTATAGCGAGAAGCAGTGGGGAGTTCCATTTAATGAGATCCCATCAAGCATAACGAATAGAATCCCCAAGACGAAGGGTTATGAAAGCCCAACTTGGTTTGAAGGACAAAAATATCAATGCGTACCGAAAGAAGGATACACAAAGATGTTTGAAAAAATGCTTGATGGAATTGAGATCTTCTTAGGTTGCTCTAAAAACGATTGGAAAAATTCATCTTATGACAGGTTGATTTATACAGGCAAGATAGACGAATATTTTGATAATTGTTACGGGAGTCTACCATATAGAACCCTTGATTTCGAACACAAGGTAACCTCTAAAAAACAAAATACCTTGGTTTTCAATGAGTGTAATTATAGCAATCCTTGGACTCGCCAATATGATCATTCGTATTTTACAACTGACCATAGTGGTTTGACAGTCATAACGAGAGAGTATTCAAGAGATGCTAAAGAGAACGATATTCCTTTTTATCCTATCCCTTGGGGCGACCCACACAAAAAATATAAGAACTATAAAGCACTAGCAGACAAGGAAAAAAATACAATTTTTTTAGGCAGATTAGCTCAATATAAGTATTTAGATATGTGGATGGCCATAAAACACGCATTTCTGAAAATAAAAAAAATAAATTAAGATTTGAGTGTTAATTTGTTGAATTATTCTTAGCGTAACCTATAATCAGTTACATATGAACGAAATTACAATTACCTTACAAGAAAACGAGGCTAATGCACTTCTTCAGATCATTGATGTCGCTGTAAAAGCTCAAGGACTCCAGATTGCTGAAGCAGGTTCTTTCCTTGCTACTAAAATTCAAGAGCAAGCAAAATCGCAATTGCCACAAGCAGAAGCAGAGGCTCCAACAGAAGGCGAATAAAAATGCGTTTTTCTGGTAAAGATCAGATCGTCAAAGAGGTTCAAAAAAAACTTGGCCTTAAAGCTGACGGGATTGATGGCCCCGCTACATGGAAAATGATTTGGGAGAATCTTGTCCATGAGGACAAAGGTGAGCCAGAAAAGCCAGAACTGCCAGTCCAAGAATTTAAAGAGGACTACCCTGAAGTTTACAAAGCTTCTCCAAACCAGTCTGGGACGATAAGACCTAAGTATGTGATTCTGCATCATAGCAGTGGGAGTCATGATGGGACTCGTTCATGGATTTTAAATGCTGCATCCAAAGTTAGTTACCACTATCTTATTGCGCCTGATGGATCTCGTACACAATTTGTTTATGATAAGAAAAGAGCTTGGCATGCTGGGAGATCTTCTTGGAAAGGTGTGGGCGGTCTAAATGGTCATAGTATCGGTATTTCTTTTTATGGGGATACCAACAAACGCACACCAAGTGCTGCTGAAATTGATTCCGCTGCCAAGAAATGCAAATACCTTATGGATAAATTTGACTTTGGGATTGACAATATTCTAACGCACAAGATGATTGCTCCTAATAGGAAGAATGACCCTTCAGATGAGACTTATCAAAAGGTTATCAATCGCATTAAAGAGCTTTAGAGGGTAGTTCATAGAAAAAGGCGGGTCCACCCTTGACATATCGGTGGACTCGCCATTAAGATCATGAGTCAAGAGATAATGAATATTAACGTGGATCGTCACGACATTTTTGATTATGTTGTAGGAAATGCTACCTATGATCCAATTGAAAAATGCATTGATCCGACATTATATGAAACATATGGGGATTTTATCCTCAAAATTTCAGGTCAAGAATATATATATCAGCTAGAAGATTACCAACGTTTCTATAATGAAATGTTTAAGTTGAAAACAAAGGCACTCAACATGCAAACCTCCGAAATTTTAAGGCTTTGTGAGGAAATTGAAGAGATCGCTCCTAAAATGGTTAGTCTATGAAATACGAAGAGTTAAGTGAATTAGTAATTAACTGGGGAGAAGATAAAGGTATCTTTAACAAATCTACTCCATTGCGCCAACTAGATAAGACGCAAGAAGAGCTTGATGAAACAAGAGAAGCTTTAAAGAAGCTAAATGATTTTGATTATCAACGTGATCTGATGGAAAATATTGGAGTGCCTACTCCAACTAAAGAGGATATTCTTGCAGAAGTTAAGGACGGTATTGGAGATATGCTAGTCACCATTGTTTTATTGGCTAAGATGGTTGATATGGATACGGTTGACAGCTTGGATGCTGCATATAGTGTGATTAAAAAGCGCACAGGTAAGATGGTAAATGGACAATTTGTAAAAGACCAGTAATTGGAGGAGAAATGTTGGTAATGGACGGATACAGTGACTGTGTTGTCGGGGTAGTAGAAAGATTTGGTCAGGAAGAAATTCTCTGCTACGATAAAGAAAAAGTGCTTTGCAAACTGGAATCTCAAGGTATGAATAGAGATGAAGCAGAAGAGTTTTTCTATTTCAACCAATTGGGAGCATGGATGGGAGATACTACTCCATGTTTTTTATCAAAAAACTACATTCTAGAAGACAGTTAAAATGAAAAAAGTAAATACTTACCAAGCAAAGAAGAAGATTAGACGTAAAGGCGTACATGCTAAAAGCAAGACCTCTAAGAATAAAAACTCCACGAACTACAAAAAACCCTATAATGGGCAGGGTCGATAATTCCCTGCCCCATAGCTTGGTGTAATAAGCTATACAAACAAAATATTGTTATGGATATTATTGAGATTATTACATCATTCGTTGAAGATCAGGCTTGGTTTAACTGGGCTTGTGCTGTTATTGCTGCTGCTAGTGCATTTGCTGCTGCAACCCCAACTCCAAAAGAGGGAACTTGGCTCTCAAAAGCTTATAAAATCGTAGATTTTCTCAGCGTTAATTTCGGTAAAGCGAAAGACAAGGGAGATAAAAAGTAAGATTAAGACATCTTAATCTAAATAATCAAGCCATGAGGGTAATTTTCTTATCTGCTATTACATCTTTTTTTTGTTACTCTGCTATCACGCATAAAGTAGAAGCGAAGCAGAAAGAAAAAGAGAAAGAAAAGGCAAAAAAAGAACAAAAAGAAAAATAAACTCAATTTAAATTATTTAAAAGCCGTCCTTCGGGACGGTTTTTTTTATTATTAGCTATTGAATTTTTATACGTTTTGGCTAAAATTAGTCAATGAAGTTAGAACCTGTATTTTCAAAAGTACAAAAACACGCTAAGGGATGGGGGGAAGAAATTTGGATCACTAATAATGATTTGTATTGTGGTAAGATTTTGAAGTTCAATGAGGGTGCGGAGTTTTCTATGCATTACCATGTCAAGAAAGAGGAGACTTGGGCTGTTATGCAAGGGAAATTGATTTTAAAGTATTATGATTTGGGTAATGCGGAAGAAAAACAGGTTGAGTTGAACGAAGGAGACACTGTTCATTTGCGACCATGTATTCCTCACAAGCTTATAGCTCTCAAGGATTCTAAAGTTTTTGAAGTTAGCACTCAACATTTTGAGTATGATTCTTATAGAATCCAAAAAGGAGACTCACAAAAATGAAAATATTAATTATCGGAGAATCTTGTTTAGATATTTTTATTTATGGTTCTGCTGACCGATTATGCCCAGAAGCTCCAGTCCCTGTTTTTAAACAAGAGGATGCAGTTACTTTTATGGGTATGGCCTCAAACGTCCATAGAAATGTCATTGCTTGCCTTAATGATTTAGGTAAAGAAGCAGAAGTAGATATTAAAAGCAATAAAAGCACTGGAGCAAAGGCTAGATATATTGACTCTAGCTCCAATCAAATGTTTTTGCGGGTTGATTCAGACGATTACAAAGAGATTAATAAAATAAAATTAAAAGAAGCAAATGTGTGGTCTTATGACGCTGTAATCGTTTCTGATTACAACAAGGGATACCTTACAGATAGAGATTTGAAATATATTGCAGATAATTCTCAAATGTCTTTCTTAGACACTAAGAAAAAATATAATTCCGATTGGGCTAATTCATTTGACCTAATCAAAATCAACAGAAAGGAATACAAAGAGAATGGATTTAAAGGGATGGGTATGGATAACCTTATTGTTACTTTGGGGGGTGAGGGATGTAGGTTCAGAGGAAAGAAACACCCTTTGAAATCTGTGTCTCAAGTAAGAGATGTGAGTGGTGCTGGAGACACTTTCCTTGCTGCTTTCGCGACTAATTATTTATTTAATCAAGATATAGATTTAGCTATTGATTATGCTCAGATTTGCTGTAGCATCGTCGTCAGTAAAGCTGGAACAGCAACGATATGAATCACCCTAAAATAGTTGATACATCTACGATCATGCACCGTTTTTCAATGGGAACGGAAAAGATGGCTTTTACGAACGGTTGCTTCGACTTATTTCATGCAGGTCACGCGCACCTTCTCCAATCAATAAAAGAAGATTTACCTGACGATTACAAACTAGTTGTTGGTGTGAATGGAGATGAAAGTGTTAAGAAAAATAAGGGTTCAGAAAGGCCCATTATTAGCCAAGAGCAGAGAGCTTTCCTTGTGGCTTGCAATGAGTGTGTTGACTACGTTTTCGTATTTAATGAAGCAACAGTCTCTGGTTACCTGAGACACTTAAAGCCTTCTCGTTGGTATAAAGGGGGAGATTATAGTATCACTACATTACACCCCGCTGAGAGAGCAGAGTGTGGGCAAACAGAGGTATATTTCATTCCATTCTCTGAAAATATAAGTGCTACCCAGATTATAACAAAAATTAAAAAATTATGAAAACTTTTATCGTAGATATTGATGGGACTATTTGTACCGACAGTCGGGGTAGCTATGAGTTAGCTCGTCCTATGAAAGCTCGTATTGAGTATTTTAATGGATTATTTAATAGCGGGAATAAAATAATCTACTGGACAGCTAGAGGGGCTAACTCAGGTAAAGATTGGTCAGAGTTTACAAAGAAGCAACTTGAAGAGTGGGGAGTCAAATATACTGAGTTAAGAACAGATAAACCAGCATATGACTTTTGGATTGATGACAAGGCTTACAATGGGAATAGGTTCTTTGATGAACTTTATCTTTAATCTCCTCCACCTGATCCCTCCTCCGCAGAACCACTTGGAACGAAAAAGTAAATATTGCTTCCCTCTGTCGTTATTCTTACTTGATTACCTTCTTCTGGGTCTTCACATAACGCTCTATATTCAATAAGGCCATTAGCATCTAGAGAACTAAGCGGTTTCATAACTCCATGACCTACTCCCTCATCACTTCCATCCTGAAATTCATCAAAATGTTGCACATGGCCCCTAAGATGTAGGTGAATATTTTCTCTTAGGTAGATTTCTTGAGGAGTCCCGCCTTCTACTTCGCACACATCTAGATAATATTCGGCTGGACTAACAAGTGTGACTTCTTCTCCTTCTATCTGACTGTCAGCTGCAAAATTAGTAAATGTTGAGCCTCCATCCGATTGTTTTAAAATTTCTGCATTAAAAATCGCTCCATTATGATGGTCAAATTCAATTTTTAATTGGAAAGTTTCTTTATCTTCTTCGATGTCGTGGCTTAGTCCTCCGACTTCAACCCTTTTGCCACCATTAGCGTAATCAAAAATGAAACCTTTATTAAATTTTAATTGAAATTGTTTCTTTGCGTTATCACTGAATCCAGTCTGGATTGCTTGAGGCATAAAAGGGTTTGTATACAGTGTAAATGACGAACTGTCTGCTGGAGACGAGTTCATATGAAATGTATTGCTGGACTCGCTCATATATTAAGAATGTTTATGACCTCTCCATTTTCACTCAAATGATAAAGATGGTCGAAGTGACTAAAATTATTATAGTTAATACATTTAATTTCTTTTTCTGGAGATTCTGGATTCCTACCTAAAAAATATTTTTTACCTCCAGCCTTCAGGCTACCATCAGGCCAGAGGAATTGTTTCTCTGCGAAAAAGCAATCTTTTAGCTGGGTGTTATGCCATGTTTCGATGTAAGCAAATTCGTTATCGAAATCGTGTCTTTTGGTTTCGATTTCTAATTTCTTTTTAACAATCGTTTTCACTAAAAGATTTTATAGAAAAATATATAAAAATCAATTATTCTTTTTCTTCTTTCTCTTCTCCTTTATGTTTGCCCTCTTTTTTCATCTTTTCGATGATTTTCTTTTGGAGAGCAGGTGGAAGTTTTTTTTGCTTTTCGGTCAGTTCTCCCTTGCTATCGTCCATCATCATGGCTCGCATTTTACCATATTGCACAGCACAAGCACTGTAAGTCTCCTTGTCTCCCATTCCAGCGGTATCTGTGAATGTCTTATCTTCCATAGCGCACATGCTCATATATGATTTATAAACAGCAGCTTCTGCTTCAGAATATTTCTTGGCGATAGTGACTTCCATTTCTCCAGCATCATTGACGCTAGCCTGACTTTGTAAGGGATTTTCGAAATTATCCATAGTATAATTGGGTTACATTATTATAATACACCAGAAACATTAAATAAATGGAAAAAGTAGCTTTCTTAAATTTGACCATAAATTCTTTCACCCAAAACAATGTTTGGAAAAAATTTATCGACGGTGGTAGTAATGATATATATAATTTATATTTGCACTCCAAGTTTAAAGCTCCAAGCTTGTTTTCTGATTATCAGATAGAAAATATTGTGCCAACAGCTTGGGGTCATTTCTCATTAGTTGAAGCTACTATAGAATTAATGAAAGCAGCTTTGGAAGATGAGGGGAACGAGTACTTTGCCTTAATTAGTGATTCTCATTTCCCCTTGTATGATTTGGATTCTACAGTAAATTTAATAAAAGAAAGGTATAAAAAAATGACCTTCACAAAACATTTCAGCTTTCATACGAAAGTTAAAAGTCAAAAAATATTCAGAGAAGGAGTTAGGGGTTATAATTTTGGAGAATATAATGCAGTTTGTCAGTTTTTCGTTTGTCGCAGAAAAGATGCGATTAGGTTTGTTGAGACTTTTGATGATTGGGCTAAGTATTTCGTAAAGAATAAGGTTATTTTTGCCGATGAATTTTATTTTTGGGGAATTGCAAAACAGTTGGGTATGGATTTTGAGATGGGACAAGCTACAACCTATTCTGATTGGAGTATAAGGAAAGATTCGAAGGGTAATGTTGGCAGGAATCCAAGGGCTTTTAGTAAAATTAGCAAAGGTATGGTTGACACTTATCGTAAAGATGGGTATCTCTTTGTCAGGAAGATCGTGCCTTCCACTTTTGTGATGGTAGATCCTTTAAATTATTAATTGAAAAAAATGGATAATACAGTAGAATTATTAGGATACTATGGTAGTGACGAAGTAATTGCTTGTAGTGCTTGGACATCAACTTCAAGAGACTTAGATGAAAAGAAAAGACAGAGAATTCCGAAGCTCATCGACATGCTTTGGAGCAATGGACACGAGACCCCTTTTGAAAAAGGTAGCGTCCATTTTCTTGTTGATTGCGATATTGCCAGTCATATTCATTTACTTAAGCATAGATTATCTTCTCTCAATGCAGAATCGGCACGATACAAGGAACTAAAAGAGGATAAAACTTTCATCCCTGATGATTGGCCAGAGTTCTGGCAGCAACAATTAAAGCAATATACTGCGGATGGTAATAGACTTTACCATAAATGCCTTGCTGATCTTGAACCAGAGTTGGGTCGCAAACGAGCAAAAGAATCCGCACGTTTCTTTAAAACTTACAATAGTCGTATTCAAGCAGATGTCCAGTTCAACATGAGATCGTTCGCAAACTTCCTTAAATTGAGGAATAGTGAACACGCTCAAAAGGAAATCAGAGAAATTTCTCAGAAAATGCTTGATCTAGTAAAGAATATTGAAGATAATCCATTTAGATACACTCTAAATAGTTGGGGATATTAAATTATGCAAATTAAAAAAATTGAACTGCGCTCTCTTCAGCAAGTTCGCACTTATGAGTTAGAAGACGGGGATATCATTGATAACTTTGGTTCTATCGAAAGATTCAAAAAGATCCTTGATGATTCCGAACAGCCTACAGAGGAGGAAGATGAAATGTTATCTAGCATTCTGAGTCAATGTCCAGTAGAGGAAGATAATATTTTAGGTGGGATTGAAGAGTCATTTTTTGAATACGAATAAATTGCGGATTATGGAATACGCTTATATAAATACAGTTGTCAACAACCAGAAGAAAAATAATGCTTCTCTCGTTTACTTCCAGATTAGTTCTGATGACGGAAGGCATTTTTTATTCACAGAGAATGAATTGAAAAGGGCTGAAGCTCGTGCAAAAAAGAATCCAGAAGATATTAAGGTGCGAGAAATAACATTTACTAAAGATTAGTTTGATGTCTAAAACTCCTGATAATTTCATTAGACCACCATTTCAAGATCCTGTCTGTGAAAATAAATCTTTTATTCGTTTAGAGCATTCGTCATTGCGTTATTATTTAGATGATGCTTGCTTAAAGCTGCATCGAACTGATGGTCCAGCGGTTATTCATAATAATGGTTGTATAGAATATTGGAATTTTGGGCAGCTACATAATATTTCTGGCCCAGCAATCAGAACCCCCATTGGCACAAAGGTTTATTATTTATTCGGACGCAGACTCGACCATGAAAAATGGTTATATTGGAAGGAGAGATATTCGCTTGACAATTCCGACACAAATAGTGTAATAAAAGTTCATGAAAATAACTGGCAAGCAGGAAGTTCAAATTGAAATCTCTGAAGGTCAAAGGCATTTGATTGCTCTTGATTATATTTCAGAGGTATTTGATTGGGACTCAGACTACTTTATTGAAGGAGGTTGGGTGATTAAGCGTGACATAGCTCACACTTCACACTCATTTGAGATTAAGAATAAAGTCAGAGAGGCCACTAAGCAGGATCAGTGCTTGTATGACATCTTTAAAACTTTGAAAAGGCAGGTTTTCTAGTCGTTCTTTTGGCCTTTAGCTCTTTCGATTTGATCAGAGGTAGGCGCACCTTTGTCACCTTTCTTCCTCATCTTTTCACCAGAGCCTCTTTTGATTCGCTCTTTCTTTTTCCTGATGTTTTCCCACAGGCTACTGTCAGACTTTTCTTTTTCTTTTAGGATCTCGTCATGACGCTTCATAAACGCCTTGTGATCTGGGCCAGCCATATACAAAGTCTCTCCGTCTTCTGTTGTATGAGTGTGAATACCTTTTAATCCCATCTTTTCAGCATCCTTCATTGCTTCTTCTTTTGTCTTGAAGTAATGTTTTTTTACATCAGGAGATGCCTTTGAGAAAAATAAAATGCTATCTTTCCCATTTAATGGATCGCTAATCACTATGGACGCTTTACTTTCAGCCTTCTCAAATTGAGAGTAACAAACAGCAGATCTCTGCTTATCATCTTGAAATTCTTTTTTGTCTGTAAGATCTACAATACAGCGACTAACAAATTCAGATTTTTTTTCTCCGTTGTTTGGCGTTGGCAATGGCATATTTTAGTATACACGAAAAAGTCCCAAGTTTAAACAGAATTTTGCCAAATAAGGAAGTGACAAATCGGCTTACGAAAAATAATATTCGATGGCATCATTTGAAATCGGAAATGTATAAGAAAATTCTAATGATGCATTATCGTCTAAAGAATGAGAATGGTTTACAGAATTTAAAAAACAATTGTGAACTTTTATATTTAAATTTGGATTTGTAGAAGCAGAACCCAAAGCAGTTTCTGACATTACAAAAGTAAAGTTTCCTTTTTTAGCAATTAAGCTTGATAAATCTAAAGTCTCTTCAACTTTATTTTTAAGAATAGATATATTTAAAGATCCTTGTGCTGGTAGTACAGGGTATCTTCTTTTCGCTCCTCGTTCTCCGACTCTGATTGTGGGTCTTCTCTCTATGCCTACAGAAATAGATGCAGATTGGATTGGGTAGTCTGTAGAGTTTATGCCCTCAGTTAAGGTTGTGGTTAGAGTTATATTTTGTGGTCTAAAAATATTTATCTTAGAAGAATCTATATCTGCATCTTCATATGACTCTGACGAATCTACAGACAAGGAATCACACTGATATCCATAGTTGCCTATAGCGAATTCTCCGACGTTAAAATCCAATGAAAAGTTTGTGAGGTTTGCTTTATTGAAAGTGGTTTCAGAAGTAGCATCTTTTAGTTTTATACTAGACTCATCTGAACTCAAAAACTTCAAGTAGTTCCCATCCTTGTCTAAAACATGATCATTTACAATAAATTCTATAGATGTATCAATGGGCTGGTCTGCTGTTAAAATATAATCCTCTTGTTTGTAAGACCCTAGTTTCCTTAGCTCTTGAACATTTTTTGGGTTCTCATAGTTGAAAGACTGAACGCCCCTAATTAAAGTGCTATCAATATAGACTTGGCTCTCATGAGAATGAACTCTTGTTACAGAAGGCATATCTTATATTACACAAAAAACCCACTCCCAGAGGAAGCAGGTTTTTAAAGTAAATGAATTTTTAATCGTTTTTACTTGATCTTGCGCCCATAATGATTCACAAAACTTTGCAGACCGTCTAAATCTTTGTATTCAATCTCATACCTAGCCTGATCATAGGTAAAATTATTAGTTTTTGTTCCAGCTTTCTTTAGTTTAGCTATTTGGAAAAACCTTTCTTTAGAGATCACTCCGCAAATCCAAACTTTGCTGAAGTCATTTTTGACTCTATTGAAAATATAATAATCAGCTGGCCTCTTCTTCTGCTCCTCATATAAAGTGGCACTATAATAACCTAAAGGTTTTGAGTTGCAACCTTGGGACTTAGCATCCAGAGACATTGAATTAAAATGAAAATCAACATTTAAATCGTCGCTGTATTTAATGTTAGGGAATTGATGGTTGATACATACTTCAGCTAAATAGCCTGTAGTTTTTTGCCGATCACTGTTAAGCCTATGAGTTCCTCTGTCTCCAAATCTTTCAGCAGCTTCTGAGGTTCTCCTCTTAGCTTCTTCCCATATTTCTGGGGTAACTTTTACTTCAATCATCTGTTTTTTTAAGTTCAGATCTTTGTTCCATAAGCATTGCTTTAGCTAATATCGCGTAATTTACGATATCATCGCAAGCATCTTCGACACTCTCATTTGAGACCTTCAACTCCTTGTCATTTGTGAAAGACCTAATCCTCTGGATCTTATCAATAACTCTAAGCAGTAAGCCTTGCACTGGATCAATCCCAAGGACAGATGCAGCGTTAAAATTAGCGAAAGGATCAGTGGCTTTTTCTCCACCAGTATAATCGCTATTTTTTTGTCTCATGATTCTCCTGCAAGTTTCGCAGGTTTCTTCATGCAGTTCTAGTAGTTCTTCAGTTGTCATAAGATTTTTTTTCTTCCATTTTTTGGATGTGCTTCTCCCAGATATCTCCAGTTTCGTATTCTTTTATTTTTACTTTCGCCCTCTCGACTCTTTGTAAAGCTAAGTTGGCTCTTGCTGACCAATATATTTGGAATGGAAATTTAAACCAGCAGATTAATCCAACTACAACCCCAAGGGGTATTCCGACTACAATTGATCCAATTATTATTAAACAGTTTTCAAATTTTTCTCTCATAAATTAAAGTATTCTTTTATTAAAATTAGTAGTATAGAAACCCAAAGTCCAATAGCATATCCAGTAGATAAAGCGAAAATTGTGTTTCCGAATATTATTTTTTTTATTTTACGGTATACCACTTTGGCTTTTCGCTGTATTTCCATTTTGCCATATAGGATTTATCGTGATTGTAATACTCACGATACTTTTCGACAACAGAAAGAGTTTCGAAGTTTGGTAGTTGTCTGCATCTCTGGTCTTGAGCAATCGCTACAGCAAATTCTGTTTGCTCTTGTTTATCGAAGTTCAAGTGATGTTTGTTCTCCAGAATCCAAATAAAAGTATCTGTGCTTTTGTGACGCTTGCCGTATCTTCTAGTATATTCGTTAAGTAAAGCTGCTGTATGCTGAACAAGCCACTCAAAGTTACCACGAGACTCTCTGGCCCAGATTGCAGAGGGGTGATTGTAATGAGTCTTTTTGTATGGGGCTTCAAGATCCTGCATCCAGAATGTAGTGCAGAGAAGCTGATTGCATTCAAGAATCATCTTGACACAATGTTTGTCGCAATGCTGGCGAGCAGCAATTTCGGGATCTTTATCTAAACAGAATATATTCATGTCTGGGCTAATTTAAACGCTTAAAAATTGAAGTCAAGCATCTTTTCCTTCATTTGTGTGCAGGGCTACTTCAATCTCATGTCTAGCAAATCGTAATCCAATCACTAGAAAGTCCCAAAGATCGCGATCATATCTCTCGCTTAATCCTAATTTTTTCTTAGTTTCTTGGTAAAGAACGTTCTGTGCTTCTTTTAATTCAAGCATTCTCTCCTTAGCTTGGTCTAACGTTTTTAATTTTTCTTCTGAGGTCATTAATAATATTCTCAATGTTTTGCGACCTTAGTCAAGATCAAAGTGTAATTATTTAAGATGAAGAGACTTTCTTTCGTTGAGGTTTTAAATGTTAAAATAAAAATCATTTACGAGGAAATGGAAGATTGGGGTGAATGTTTATTCGATGAAAAGACAATTAAATTGAATAAAAAATGCTTAAAAGACCCAGAGCAGCATTGGTGGACGTTGGTTCATGAAGTGACTCATGTGATATTTGAGATGACAGGTATAGCCTTTATGGAGAATAATGATGAGGAAGCGTATGTTCGATGTGTAGAAAATTTAGTCATTCCTTGGGTACTGAAACACAACGAGTTAAGAAAAAAGTGATTTTTTAATCAAAAAGGTGTTGACCCGCTTGAGAATTCTGATATTCTCTGGGCATGGAAATCAACAAGATATTCAAAGAAGCAATTGGGCAAGAGTCAGTCAAGCGCACTTTGAGTGTGTTCATTGACTCTTACAAGGCGACAAACCGTTTGCCGTTTATTAACCTCACTACCCAGAAGGGTGGAGGTAAAACCTTCTTTGCTCGTAAGTTCCGCGAGGCTCTTGAGCGTCCAGATGGCACTCGTCCTCCAATGCTTGAGATTAACGGCAAGACAATCAGAAACGCTCGTGCGTTTTTTGAGCAGGTTTACCCATTGTGGGTTGAGCATAGTGCTTTTCTTTTCATTGATGAGGGACACAACATCCCCAAGGACTTGCAGGAAATTTTCTTGACAGCACTGAACGTGGACAAAAATCCAGTTAGGACTGTTACTACAGAAGAGGGGACTTTCACATTTGATTTTTCGAAGCTTTCGCTTTGCATGGCGACAACAAATCAAGAAAAGCTTTGTGAGCCACTGAGAGATCGACTTAGAGATATTTCTTTTGAAGATTACTCTGGGGAAGAGCTTTACAAAATTTTCGAATCTAATCTAGAAAAAAAGGTGCAGATTGATCCTGCAACGAAGCAGGAGATCGTTTCTGTATTGAGAGGAAACCCAAGGGATGCTGTAGTCAAAGCTCAGGACGCTCAGACCTATGCCTCCGCTACCAAGCTGAAAGTCTTCACAAAGACTGTCTGGTCTGAGTTCTGCGTAGCTATGGGAGTCAATCCGATGGGCCTCTCTAACTCTGAGCTTCAGATTGTGAAGACCCTAAAAGAAAGGGGAGCGATGACGCTCAATGGCCTCTCCTCTGTCACTGGCTATCAGAAGCAAGCTATCCAGAGAGACTATGAGCAGATCCTAGTGAGGAAGAACTTGCTAGAGATAGATGTCAAGAGAAAACTTACCAGACAGGGTATGGCATTTGCTCAAACAATTTAATGAAAAAAAACTTGACCCTAAGATAAAACCTACTATTATATGACCATGAACGACGAACTGGACATTGACTTTACTAAGATCGACATTGCAGTCAACGGCGAGAAGATCAAAGCAGAGAACCTTTGGGAACTCATTGGTGGCTTGGAGAAAGCTCTCAAAGAGGCAGAGGTGATTGATTATGACGATACTCTTGAGGTTCTCTCCAGAGAAGCTAGTGCAGTCGTGTCGAAGTGCGGATACTAATCTCCTAAACAAAAAAAAACAAACCAACTAATAAAATGGCAAAACGTGGAAGACCCAAAGGTGGCACATCATTTGTGAACATCAACCTAGAGCAACTGAACGACTTGTTTGGTAGAAAGCAGACAATCCCTGTATCAAGAGTTTGGCTGGAGAAATTAAATGTTGTTATTGACTCTGCTCCTACAGCAGTAGTTACCAGCAGCGAAGCTCCTACAGAAGAGGCATCAAAGATTGACATCAAGCTTGAAGCATAATGTCTGAAGTTAAAACATATAACGTCTACAGTCGTAAGGGCGATTGGATGGGCGGGTATTCAACTGACCTTGAGAAAGTGAATCCCTCCATCAATTGCTTGGAGATGGCAAAGCAAAATGCTATACAATGTAAAGGAAAAGTCATGGCACTTTTTCAAGATGGATCAGAAAAAGAAATATACCCAGAAAAATGAAATTAACATATGAACCAACGACAGATAACTGGTCTTCGAAGAAAGACCCAAGATTCATGCAAAGCACTTTGAGTCTTGAGCATCCAATGGATGACATGACCCTTACAGACTTTATGGATACTATGGTTGTCCCTATGCTGAAGTCTATGGGCTACTCTCAAGTGAGTATTAACTCAGTCATTAATACAGATGACGATGCTTAAGTTCTAGTTGATTATTAAAAAATGAAAACAAAATTATTCCTAGCGACAGCACTCCCGCTTTGGGGTCTTGCAACTTGGCACTGTATCAAGGAGCCAAAAACTCAAACCAAGATTGAAACTCGTCTTGTGTATCCAGAAAAGGTTGAGGCGTGTGTATCTCTGACTAAATTTCAACTTGAGAAGATGCTTAGTCATTTCAATGAGGACGATCATCCCTCTGAGATGAAGCGTTTTAAAAGCTTGGTCAAGAGAGAGGGGACCAGATGGAGAATCTCCTCGACTCACTTAGCTAAAGGTGCAGAGAAGTATCCTCTTCCAGATGGTAAGTTCTTTGTTGTCGATGCTTCTTTCATTGACTATCATGGAGACTTCAAGGATTGTATTAACTACGCTCACAGTTATAAAGACAATCACGAATATATTGTGGTATCGGCTAAGTAGAAAATATTATGGAGCAGGAAAAAAGAGAAATAGCAGCGGAATTCGATGATAAAGCATTCGAAGTTGCTAAGTTTATTCAACAACTTGCCAAGATTCAAGAAGATTGGTTGGAAGGACTTTGTAAAAAAGCTAAAGAAAAAGGCTTGGTTAAAGGCTTCGAAGAAGAGGATCGCTGGCCGTTCCCCAGTGAGTTAGAAGATTGGCTCTTTGATTACTGTTATAACGGAAAGTTGGATCAGTCGTTCAGTGAATACTGTGATTCGTTGATGGGATAAAGAAATGAATGTAAAAAGATTGTGGAGAATATGGGCTAGGACAATGGGTCAAAAAATCTCAGATGATGGGAAAGAAGCAGACATTGCAGCAGCCATTAGAACTTTTTGGTGGCTAATCCATATCACAACTTGCGGGTTCATTATTGCAAATACAATTAGACATTGGTAAAATGAAAAACAAATTTAAATTATTTTTAGATAAACTCAAGCGATCTATGTTTGGGAAGGAATCGACTCTTGATTTAAAACAAATTTTGAATCCTCCAAGTTGGAGAGAGAGGCAGATCCAGAATCAACTTATCGACAAGGAATACGAAGAGGCTCTACAAGCTAAAGATCCTCACTGGTCAGATAGATATGATAAAGACTTTGAGAATGTCAAGAAAGAAGTAGTTAGGGTAAGAGAATCATGAACAAAAGCGAACTTGTTTTAGCAATATTTCTTGCCATAATATTATTCATGATGTATCGCCTTGGTTTATTGGAAGATATTTTTGATACATTTTAATTTTTTATTTTCGGCTGTGTAGTCCAATTGGCAGAGACAACGGACTTAAAATCCGTCCAGTATGAGTTCGAATCTCATCACAGCTACCAATTTGTATGATTAGTCATAAAGATAAATTTATATTTATACATATACCTAAGTGTGGTGGTACTTCGATAGAGAGGTTTTTTTTATCCCAATATGGTATAAGTAATGATTGGACAAGGGAATACCCTTTGGAAGCATTGCCAATGAAGGTGAGAGCTGAATTCAACATTGGGTTTAAGCAGTCGCAACACATGTCTTTAAGGAATTTTACATTAGAAAAGCAGGAAGAATATTTTTCTTTTACTTTCGTCAGGAATCCTTGGGACAGGATAATGTCTTCTTACTTATATTCCAAGAGGCTTGGTTATGAGTTTACTTTTAAATCTTTTTTTAATTCTCCTGTATTTGAGAGTCACTGCAAACCGCAATCTTATTTTATCAATAAAAATATAGATTTTATAGGTAAGTTTGAGGATCTACAAGGAGACTTCGATTTAGTTTGCGAAAATTTGGGGATTGAATCCAAACAATTACCGCATGAAAACAAAACGGTTCATAAGCATTATACTGAATGGTATACTGATGAAAATAAAAAGCTGGTTCAAGATAAGTATTCTGAAGATATAGAAGCTTTTAATTACAAATTTGGATAATAAAAATGCGCTTGTAGCTCAGTGGTTAGAGCAGGGGTCTCATAAACCCTTGGTCGCGAGTTCGAATCTCGCCGAGCGCACCAATAAATTAACTTGACAACTAAACCAACTTCTATTAGAATATATTAGCATGAAAACGTCAGATCAAATCTCATTAGTAATTGACTCATTAGAGACCTCAGTAAATCAATTAAAACGATTAAAAAATAACTTATCAAGCTCTGAGCTTATTTCTAGTGCTGAGTTAGAGGTTTCTAGTTCTGAATGTACTTCTAGTGC